GTCATAAATTCAATAAGCTTCCCAAAGCCTCCAAAGCTGACAGTATTCAAGAGGGTGCTCATTGACTTCGCAATACCCAAGAGGGCGCCGGCAAACACATCGCCAACACTACCGCCGGCGGCCAGAGATGCTATAAGGCCCGAAAATGCCCCGTAAAGTGTGGTAATGCCGCCGGTGACCGCAGCGATGGGGACGGCCATTTTTGCCAACGTTGATCCCATCACTTTCAGACCGCCGATTAGGCCTCCGCCAGCTGCAGCACCTCCGCCGCCTGCGGCACCTCCGGCGCCTGCGGCGCCTGCGGCGGCACGGCCTACCCCTAGAACCTTGGCGAGCATGCCAAACCCCCTAGCGAGACCAAAAACAAATTTAGTGCCCATGTAGATGGCACCGAAGAGAAGGCCGAACTCTAGCTTTGCTCGTATGGCAGCCTTTTGGGTGTCGTCAATTGTCCTTAAGAATTTAGAAAAATCCTTAACTCCCTGCACTATGCCATCAAACAAATCCTTGTTATCAAGGACAAGGGAAGCTATAGCGCTTTTAAGCTCATCCATCATAGACTGTACACTGGCGGCAGTCTCGGCCAAGCGCTCTTGCTTGATAATGTTTAACTGTTCGGCTTCAGAAAGATTCATCATTGATCTTCGTAAAGTATCCACATCCGTTCCCAGCGCGCTAGCAAAAGCTTTCTGCTCAAACTTGTTTAGTTGGTCGAATTGAATGCCTGCTGCGTCGACTGAGGCCTTAATCATCTCCATACGTTCTGCCTCAGTAGCATTGAGCATATCGATTGAGTTTAAGTATGGACCACCTAAAATGGCATTTAACTTGCCGACTGCTTGTCCGGCGCCTTCGAAAGTATCAAATTTCTCTCCGACGACTCCCAGGAGTTGGTCGACCGAGAGGCCAGTGACCTTTGCTTGTTTCGAGAGCTGCTCGAAGACTCCCATCATCTCTTTCCCATAGAATGCAAGCTTAGGCGATGCGTTGACAAAATCCTCTACGACTTTATTAATCGGTTGGCCTAGGCTGGTGGCAGTATCCCTGAGTCGATGCATGATTGCGTTGGCTTCAGGTACGGTCGCCCCCAGAGATTTGGTGGCAGTATCTAGGGCGCGACCCGTTGTTGACCCTGCAACACCGAGTTCGGTTAGTAATGCTGTGGTATTCCCCAGCATATTGCGACTTGGCCCATCCAACAGCGTGAACGCACTCATATTGTCGGCCAAAACGCCGACCGCTTCCCCGGCTTCCTTGTGAGTTATGCCCGCGGCGCGGTTGGCGTTGCGAATATGCGTAATAGTGGAAGCGAACTCCGTACCCAAGCCGGTTGCTTGTCGGAATTTAGCAGATGCCTCATCTTGCGCAAGGGCAAGCTTCATAAATTCATTAGCAATCTTCATTGTGCCGGCGACGACAATAGTATCAAGGGTCTTGCCCCAAGCTTTAAAGCCGTTCATGGACTTCGCAAGTTGCATGCCCATGGCTTCAAATTCTTTAGTGGTCTTAGGAATATAGTTTTTGTAAAGATCCTGTAAAGCACCACTAGTGTTGAATAGTGCGCCCGCATAGTTCTTAAGTATGACGTCGGCTTTTGCAAGCTCCTGATTTAAGTCTTCCTGCTTATTTTTTTGTTCTTCAAGTTGGCTATTGATCTTTCGAATATCGCTGAGTGCCTGCTTTCTCGCCTCGGAGTTGGCTGGGGCGCGCTCGGCCTCTACTTCGTAGATCTTTCGCTGGATTTCTAGGAACTCGGCGGACGCGTCGTTTAGGCCGGCCTGTTCATCCCGAAGTCTCTCGATGCGATCATCCGTGGCGGGGCCACCGGCGCCGAGATCCTTTAAAATACCCTGCAGGATACCTATAAGAGCTTGAGCATTTGCGTCCGAAATCTGTGCCATTGGTAGTTACCTTAGTTTTTGAACGGCCACTTTAAACCAGTCTCATTTTCAAACTTTTCAACAGAGCGATTTAACGCATACTTGCTTCGAAGCGTTCGCTGATCGCCAAGGCCATTCTTAACATAACTATCCATATATCTCTTTTCGCCATTAAGCGCTTTGAAAAAAGAGTTCACTTGCGATGATGACCCCATAACCGAGATGGGAACATTGATACCCGCATACATCAAGCCCAGCAACATCTCGCGGACTTTCTTACTAAAATCATCATAAATGTACGAGCCTTCATTTAGTAATTTGGGATTCTGTAAATTTATAACTTGCTTTTCTTTCATGGATAGCTCCTCTTTTTAATTAGTAAACAAAAGCAAAAGCCGCCCTGACGGCGGCTTTATTGTTGATTAGCTTCCTCTTGGGCTTTGTTCTGCTCCTCGAACTCTCTGATTAGTCTCTGAACAAACCATCCCCTAAGGGCCACCGGCAGATTATAGGCCTCAAAGAAAGACCATCCTCCGTGGTGTTTAAGCGCAAACAACTCTTCGTAAACTGATTCTTGGTATTTAGGCGTCAGGCCAAAAAAAGTTTACCGTCAACGGTATGCCTGCCTTTCCCCGGTGGCCACATGAATCGCAGTCAAAATTATAAGTCAAGTCGATGTTCGGCATTACACTCTCGTATACTTTACGCAACTTCCGAGATATGACTGCGGGGCAAACGCTGGAGAACTCTTTTATGGTTGCTCTATCCGTAATCTCATTGACCCTCACGATGATGGCCGTAAGCTGATCGGTAATGAAGCTTTCTGGTAGGTTTGCCTTTTTCCTGTTCTCTCTTCTCTTGCTCATAGAGGTCTCATCTTTTCCTCTGAGAAGTCTTATTTCTACATCGAGGGGTTCGGTATACTCAGTGAAGCTAATCACATACGTCCCCCTATCTGTAAGTGTAACATTCTCGGGAACGACGGGAGTTCGGGTCTCGACCTCTTCTAGATTAATCTCGTCAGCCTTGGAGGTAGCGCAGGAGGGGCATTCCACATTGGTCTTGTACAGCGGCCCATAGCCAGTTATACGAGCTGCAACCAGTAGGGCATTCTTATCCCCCGTCAGCAGATCATTTACATCCAAATCTTTATTAACAATTAGAGATTGCAATAATCTATCAAGAGCTATACCCTTAGTAATAAGAGTCTCGGAGGTTAGGATATCCTCCTCCTTCGCCGTCATGTGACGAATTTCAACGCTCTCAATATTATGTAAGGGATGACCAGTGGGATATAAAAGGCCTTCGCTTGGGAGATCGACAATCTCAGTGGGACTGACAAAGGATAAAATATCGCCTAATGGATTGCCATTAGTGCTCGATAAAATAGAAGCAGGGGTTGCTTCGTCGGGTTGTGCTGCAGGGGTTTCTAAACGACTTGAGTTTTTTCTACTCACATGTCACCTTCTTTCTAAGTGATATTAGACAATGCTCGCGTTGCAGGGCCAACATCATACGTAGCCCAATCATACCTGAAAGTCATGTCAATATTAAGGAGTCCTTCAGTATCGTAGCTCAAATCTCCAAACTTTGCACTCGTAAGGAAAGCATTGTTGAGTTTCCATGTGCCCAAAGTTCCACCCTCACCAGAAAGTTCTTCGATCTGAACTCTTCCCAGAGTTCTTGTTGCGGCGAGCTTATTTGGGGTCGACGGTGGAAGGTTGTTCAAGAAAACTTCTTCTTGCAAGTCAGGCTTGAGGTATCCCATCTTGGAGAGGGCATCATACAGAATCTTGTTTCCATCCGGAGAGACAGAGTTAATGATCACAGCCGTCACTTCATTCCATTCCACAATGCCTGGGTAATAGTATGTGTTTCCAAGGAACTTGTGCGGAGTATTCCCAACCGTATATGAGGGCTTTGTCACAGACTTGGCAAGATATTCAGCGTAAGCGAACTCCTGATCTGCGTCGACAAGGTCTGGCAACCTCAGTATAAATCTATGTTCTCTTTTCGGTTCTGATAAAGCGCTTGTCCAAAATGCCATTTTCTATGTCTCCTGTTGACTCTAATATTATATAGTGTGGGATGCTATAATATCCCGCATTATTTACCAGCTAGTCGTCAAACGATGCTCCTGTTCGTGTAATATTGAAATCAATCGCGATGAATTCAATTGCTCGGGTTGGCTTCAAGAAGATCTTGGCATACAAGATGTTTCTGTCAACCATCTCGGGGGTTGTTGTGGTATCGTCAAGAATCACACGATAGTCCGAGAGACCAAAGTTGGTCTTAACATCAGCCAAGAAAGGCTCGACCTGCGATGTGAATCGTGCCCAAGTGGTTTTGACGTTCGGATCAAATAGGATTGTTGACGCCATTTGCGAAATGCGCTTCTTCACGAAGATCATCAAGCGTCGCACGTTAATGCGATCCAGTGCCGAAGGTGTAACCTGCAGGGTCTTCTGACCGAAGATTACAATGCCCTCTGCTGGGAACTTGGCGATTGGGTTAATGTTCGCTGTGTAAAGATCGTCTCGGTCCTTACGTCGCAGCTGGTGAGCTACGTCGACGACCGGGAGACCAGCGGAACCTTCTGTCAGGCCGCCGCGGTTGAAGCCGGCTGGTGCGAACCAGACCTGCGTCTTACGCTGGGAGCTTGAGAAAGTACCGACAGCTGCCACAGATGGTGGGAGCCATACAAACGATCCATTAATGGTGTCGCGAGCGCGGACCCATGGATAGTAGGCACAACCATAAGAAGAATTAAGATTTCTACTTCGGAGGCCGTTAATAAGTGTTGTAACCGTCGACTGAGAATTCAAACGATCGATCGACTCACCGTCCTCGCGAGGCTGGAACGCCGATGGGAGATCGATGACTCCAAGAGCGTCGCCGCGGTCCTCGCATGTGCGAACCAAGTGCGTAGTGAGACCGTCCTGTGTCTGGGCTGGAATACTAAGCATATTCATTTCTACAACCTCAGGGTCGGCGACGGAATCAATTGCGCGCTTGACACTAAAGAAGGAGTAGCTGTTAGCTTCTGTTGGGGCGCTTCCCATTGCAAAGCTGGCTGCTGTGAATGGATCCATCTGCTTGATATCCACACCGTCGAAGCCACCAAACAATGGAATGGTGAAGCGATCGTAGCCTGCGTCAAGGACTCCACTAACAGCGCCGTTCACAGCAGTGAGGGATGTTAGAGCGTCGACGCCGGTTGCATTACCGGAGCCTGTGACATAAACTCCGGAGCCCGAGACATCATCAAGGGTAAAGACCGGGGAGTACTCGCCATCAGTAGGAAGCGTAAATCCAACGGCGCCGCCGCGTGGGCGGAGGATGTCAACATAGGATGTGGAGAATACCGAGCTGGCTGCCGAGCGCCCAGTCTGCATGCCGAAGTAAGCATCAGTTGGGTTGGCCAAGTTACCATCCGTTGCGTTTATACGCATAACGGGGCGTGGGAAGTCCACGGAGGACGAAAGACCATTGGAGCCCGAAACGATGAAAGGCTGGTCTGTAACGAACAACCCATCAGCCGGATACATGCTGCCAAGATTCAGAACTTGCGAACCAGAGATCCATGAGTCTTGTCGACTACCACCGGTGGAGTCAAGAATGTCAGCATACTTAACAATCCCCTCAAAGCCGAAAGGCAGGAAGGTGGGGTTAGTATTACCGGCATCGACATCCGAGTTCATGGAAATGTAAATGTAATCGGAATTATTGGGATAATTGCCCTTCTGAGCAAATCGGCGCTCAGTGGCGCTCCATTCCTTATAACTATCACCAATCTTGCGCGCAACATAATCCAGTGAATTTGGATTAAGGTTACAGTTGTTGAACTGCTCGACGACGCGTACAACGTTGTCACTGTCGCTCAGGTGGCGAATAACCACCGAGAAGCTACCATACTTGTCGTCCTCGTTGGTAGAGCGCTTAATGTCCTGGATAGAAATCTTAAGATTCTTGTTTGTCCAGTCGCCGGCTTTACCGCGGGATACAAACTTGAAAAGCTTGGTGGGAGCGACGCCGGGAGCCAAGCGATTACTAAGAATGTGTGGAGTTTCTGCGCCCTGAACTTCATACATGAAGTCATCACCCTTGGTAGCGTCCGAATTCGCAAGCTGAATCCAGGCGCCGAGGATGTCCGAGTTGGCATCCGAAAGCACATTATCCACGTGACGATCAAATGTTTCTCCTAAGAAGTAGACCTTCTCATTCGCGGCATCTGTAATATTGCCATTAAGCAGCTGTGGGTTGGTGCTGACTACCTTTCTGATGTAGCGGGAGTCGCTCTGGTTAAAGTTAAACGTGATGGTGTCAACCACAGTGCCATCTGTACCTGGGTCTGTTTCACCTGTCTTAACGAGAAACTTGAACTCTTTGGCAGCATTATTAGTTGATCGAACAATAATATCTGAACCAGTAACATTAAGCGCTGGGCTTGTTGGTACAATGACGGGGACAGCTGCACCGCTGGATTGCATCAGTGTGCCCGACATTTCGAGACTGACGCCAGACTCAGCGTAAACAACCGCTGCGAGAGCACCCGTCAAATAGGAGTTAGTAGAAGAAGTCTGGAACAATACAAGTCCCCAGGCTCTGCCGCTTGTACCAGCGTTCCAGCCGGCTTCACCAGTTCCACTACCATCGACAACCGTATCATCTTCAGCGCCGAGCAAACGAACATATGTTAGAGGAGAACTGTTTCGCAGGTAAGCCTGGGCTGCGTACATACCGTATGTGGTAGCAGTAGTATTGGCGCCCTGGCGCCAAACATCATCTCCGGAGTTTCCGGGAGCTGGTGTTCCAAAAATATTGACAAACTCTTCAAATGAGTTGACGGTTGTTGGCCTTAGGGCCGGACCCTTCTCAGCGCGTCCAATGATGACAGGCCCAATTCCGGCTGGTGATGCTGGAAGTTGGGAGTTGTCAATTTCATTTACGAAAACGCCCGGGGATACAAAACGGTAATTCTTAACTGACATTCGTTATTCTCTCCTACATTTATAAAAATGTTCAAAGTAAATAGTGCTAAATAGTGGGAAGAGAATTATTCTCTGTAAAAACCATCCTTTATATTTCGGGGGATGTCGCCCAATACTGTACGCTCTCGACCAATCTTTACTTCGACCGCATTTTCTCTTCTCACGATCTTAGGTCGATCATCGTTCTCGCCGTCTCCTATCAAGTATCCTAACACCTCGATATTAATATTGGTTTCATAGTTACGTTGGTCCATTCCAAGGTTTGCTTGATTGGACTGATTTCCAAAATTACCGTCGATGAAGACCTCATAGTAATGGCCCTCTGCTTCAATTCTCTTCGGCATCCTAGAATTACCAGGAGTTGTGATAAAAGGAGTTATCAACTCGTTCATTTGCTGTTGATACTCGGTACGTAGTGAAATCTCATATACTACCTTTACGTAGGTAGGAATAGGAATGGTAATAGTCTCGTATACGGTCTTAGCGGTCGACATGTTTCTCTTGTTAGTATTAAGCATCTTACTAGCGATGTCACCGTCCGGGCCATATTTTCTTTTTGATTGCGCGTTTTGGAACTCTGCTGTTTTCTTCTGGTTGATCTGGCGGGCTACTGTAATAGTTCCCCCCTTCGCGTCATCGATGGGATAGAGATTCGCGTATGCTGTACCCTTGAATGTAGGGTCCTTCGTTACGGTTGCACGATTAACCGTGATCAAGGGAAGAATCAAAGTTTCTTCTTTATCTCTGAGATCCTTATTATGCTTGATTTGAAAAGCGCGTTCGGCAGTCACCCACAAAACAGGCACCTTTTTAAAACCGTCATTCGTAGTGGTGAATAAATTAAGATCCTCATCAACATAGCGGAGCATAGCACGATCAATCGTTTCCAGCGTCGAAGGCATAAACTCAATTTCCTGAAGTTTATCTGCGACCTTTTCGCTGCCAACGTAATCAAACTCGTTGAGCTTCTTATTTTGTATCTCGTCTTGCGTACGCTTGCTGCGGGACATCTAATTATCCCACATAGATGCCGGCCGGAACGTTCTTTAGAACCTTCTCAGTCGAATCCTGCATACCAGAATCAACAGCCGCAAGCTGATCATATGTAAGCTCGTTAAGGATAGTTTTAAGTTCTTCTCTGAGCTGATCCATCTCTGTTCGGGCTTGACTCAGAAGGTCAGCTGCGTTTAGCGTGACTGACTCACCCGGGATAGGTACAGTGGCAAACTTGCCACGAACTTGCCCCAACATCTCCTTACCTAGGGCTAAGGCGAACCGACGGATCCACTGCTTACCGATAGAGTTAATGTTCTCATAAGGAAGATTCTCGAACGGCAGAGTATTCAGGTTGTTGATACCGCCCGTACCCTGGTTGCCGCGGCCGGTTTCTTCCCATGCATCATATTGATTATCAATCGTGAACTGGACCCAGAACTTTTTCGGGGATGTATTGTCCGGTGTGGGAAACAGACGCAACATATTGTCGTGGATTTCATATGAATAATGAGAGATTCTTGTCCACAACGCATCCTCATAAGCCATTGCTTGGAGTTTATTCTGCCAAGTGGGGACAATCTCGAAAGTGGAATCGTCAGCGTACTGGCCGTATGTGCGCAGGTTCCCTACAACCGAGAAGCCGCCGTAATAACCGTAGAAACGCCACATTGCACGCGGGGTTTTAAAAAATACCTTACGAATAACCACTCTCTTGTCGCCAACTTGACCATAGAAAGAAGCAGTTGTGTCGGTTACGGCTGATGAAGAAATGATAGACTGCAAGTCATAGTCTTGCTGCTTTGCAACTCGATCTACAGATGCGGAGTAAATAGGAGTAAGGCCGCCGAAGCCGGCTTCCGTTGCAAGACCTTCGGAGACGCGTCGAATATATCCATAATCAAACCGGGGATATCTTAGAGCAACGTTAGATCCCGAGAGTGCATCACCTTCGAGAAGTTGACCATCTTGGTCAAACGAGCCAGTAGTCCCTCCCAGATAGTTAGATAAAGCATTCTTACTCTGATGAAGGTTCACTAGGTATGAATACTCTAGGACGGCCTCTTCATAGGCCGAATAAATATTTCCCTCTGACAATTCAATATCAAGAACATCGCCTCCTAGTTTCTTATAGGTATAGGCTACTTGATCTGCGGCTCCCGATAAAAACGCATGTGAACTATAAATCCCAAAAGGCAACGTTGCCAGCACATTTTCAGGACTTCCGGTTACTGGAAGTATATTAGCATTTGAAGTCGATGCCGGATTTAAGTTTGGAATTGCCATACGAAGGTTCCTCTGTTGATCTAGTAGTAAATAGAAAGCCCCGCCTCAAAAGAGACGGGGCTTTCATTATTTTGACCTAGAAGTCAGACTAAATTAGCCTTCGAGACCTCTACAAATAACCAGTCCATACATATCTGGACGGACCATCTTCTTGGCGTAACGGGTCATGACACCCTTACGAGGCACGAAGTCCTCGACACCAAAGATCGTAGGTGTGGTCTGCAGCGGCACATAAGGTGCATACACATAGCCACTCTCAAGGAAGCTACTTCCGCGACGGCCCACAAGGAGCAAGTTACGCGGGAAGTAAGGATCGACAATAACGTCGAACTTCTTCGAAAGAGCACCAACCTTAACAGCACCCGCGTCGCCGCGGTCACTATCAGCAGTCACATTAGCTCGGAAGCCAGCCGTGAACTCAAGGATGTTAGCAATCTCTGGGGATGTAACCACAAAGTTTGCTGCACCACGGAGTGTCTTACGGTGGATCTGGGCCGAAACATCATTGATTGTCTCAATGAGAGTCTCATACCACTCGCTCACGTTACCCGTGAAGTCCTGAGTCACGTTAGAAACGGCTCCGGTCTCGCGGTCAAGGAACTGACCTGGGTGACGCGACCAGTAACGAACACCGGCAGCGGAATCTTTAACGAGGTCCTCAAGGATCTCGCGGTCGATTTCAAGAGCGATCTGCTCAGAAAGAATCTGAGTAAGCTCGACTTCGGCGTCAAGGTTGTGATAGGCATTAAGATCCTGTCCCAACTCTGGCGTCCACTTAGCCTTGAGCTTCTTGGTGATCGCTGTGACAGCCACGGAATCGACCTTGATGTCGATCTCGGGAATGCCCTCTTCGCCTTCAAGTCCCCATTCGGTTGTACCTTCAACGGATCCAAGTCCTGCACCCTGCTCGAAGTTGTCAACGATTGGACCTGTGAAGGTTCCAGTACCGTCGAGCGCGTCACCGATCTGATCGATATCGTTCGGGAAGGTCGGACCGGTGTTGGACGAAGCTGTTGTACTAACGTACGTAATAAGAATCTTCGTCGAGTCCGTAGGATCGATTCGTGTCAAACGACGCGTCATTGTCGTGTTCACGTTCAAGGTCGGAGCCTGCGTAAGAGCAACAAGGTCATCCATGTTGAACTGTGTTGCCTCAAGGGTTGCCTTATCAATAGTACCAACCGCGAAAACAGCACCAGAAACGAGATCTGGGTCGAAACGCAGAAGACGATCAATGTCGTAACCCGTCGTAGCGCCACCACCTTGCGAGGTGAAGTCCGGAAGACTACCCATACCAACTGTACCTGATGCAACCAGCGTAGTGCCGAGAGTCAGGGATCCTGTTGGAGAGGAGTATCCGTTATTCAACGCGTATGGGCCGACCTCAGCATTGGCACCGGCAAGGTTCACACCACCGGTAATCTGAGCACCAACTCGTCCACCACCGTAAACGGAAGTGCCAATTTCATACCCAAGTCGGTTAGCGTCGTTCCCTGGGAACTCGCCCCCGAACGTGAAGTCCAGGAAGAAGATGAGGCCCGAGGGCAAACTCATCGGTTGAACGCTAACGAGGTCGTTGGCGATCAGGGAGCCGAAAACTCGGCGAACGAGGGGGAATGCAACAGCTGCAAAACCCTCAACGTCTCCAGCACTCATGCTGGAAGACTCACGGAGAAGCTCTTTTGCCTGGTTCTCAAGCAATCGGGCCATCCCGTTTCTTTGGTTATCGTCACTAATGCCCTCAAGAAGACCGGTCTGCTCCCATTTTCCAATGAGTGCTGACCCTTCCTTCGCAAGGTCACGATTGACGATTCCTTCAGTCAATCTCTCTACAATAGACATAATTAAAACCTCCTTTATAT